TTTCCATAAATCAGCCTTTGGATCTATACCCCACTCTTTTGCTTTTTCATTTAAAAATGTTTCATTTTTTATTTCACCAAGATAATCCTTGGCACATGCATTTAAACTGAAACTAAATCTGTTTTCATTAATCAAAGCTGCAGCAATCATAGTATCTACAATTTTACCTTTAATCTCAAATCCATTCACCAATAACCAACCAACATCATAACTTGCGTTATGAAAGATTTTAGTTGCTGGTAATTTTAAAATGTTTTGCATCCAAGCAGTGGTGATGCCTATATCCATATTACCTCCTGCGTCATGTCCAATTGGAAAATACCATTGTTGACCAAGAGCAGCCACTGCAAATCCAACAATGTGACCATCAAATGTAGCCCAACCAGGTCCTTTTGTTTTAATGTTTGGATCTTTAGTTTCTAAATCAATTGCAATCTCTGTAGCTTTTGATAGATCAGGGTATTCTGCAGGAGCAATCCAATCGCTATCATTATAAATAAAATTCAATTGGTGAGTCATTGTATTCTTTTACTTAATCCTTTGTCTTCAATTGCCATTATTTTCCTGAAAGGAATTCCAAGCACTAGTAAGGCACAGTCTGCGCAAAAGACACAATATTCATAATATATTATTGCAACATCATTATTGCACTTTTCGCACTGCACTAATTTTTTCTTTTTTTTCATTTTTTATTTGTTTGTACCAACTTGTGTCCCGTCCGTTTTGTTTGCACCACTCATAATGAGCTTCCTTAATTGAAGTGAGTAATTGCATATTTGGCCAGGGTGCATTTTTATTTTCTTTTGTCATTTTTCATCCGTAAAATTTCTAAATCACAATAATGTTTTATTTTTTCAAGATCTTCAATTTTATTTTTATATAAATATCTGCACACATATTTAATTACATTACCTTGAAAAAAAGAGAGTTTATTTTTTGATATAAATTCATACGGCTGGATTTCAAAAAATTTGTAATGACTCCCTCCAACCTGCTTATCTTGTGGGAAAGCCTCTTCAAACATATCCTTATCACTCATTTTAAACTCCACATAGGCCCTCGCACTCTTGGTTAAATAAATCTGGCCCGTCATCATTTTTAAATTTAACTTCGTCTAAAGGTACACAAGATCTGTGCACAAAATTTTTTACTTTAGGATTATGCATTCGCATCTTTTTATCAAATTCTACAGCACTTGCAAATTCTTCTGGTCGGTTATTTCTCATATCAATCCAAAAATTATCATCGTGAAATGGACAACCAATACAAGCAGATTTGACAGGTATCTTAAAACCTTTTCCTTCATACCATTTTAAGCAATCTTGCCTAGACATTTTCTTTTCTATTAATGGCCATCTATTTTCCTGCCACCAAAATCTTGACGGTTTCATTCTCATTACTTCATCTGTAGAAATTCCAACCCAAACTTCTATGTGTTTGTCTTTTGGAAACCTTTGTCTTGGTTTTAATCCAAATATTTCTCTAATTTTTTTTGCAATCGGAGTAATTTTATATTCTCTAGTGCATTGTCTACGACCCATACCTTTCTTACCTTGTTCATTTAAAGTGTAAAATGGTGCAGAAGCAAATTGATTTCCGCCTGGAGACAAAGCTTTTATAATATCATCTTGAATATTGCCTTTTTTAACTATGTGTATTGGATAGCTAATTACATTTTTAAGATATTCTAAATGTTTTATTACTGGCTCAGGCTCCCAACCCGTATCTGCGAAGACAGCTGCATCAGGTTTAACACCAAATTCACCCGCATCAGCCATTAAGGCCATAGTGGAGCTTTGCACACCAGCTCCCAATGAAAGAATTCTTAAAGACGGATCCTGTTTCATAATTTAAATGCCTGCAGAACTTTTAATTTTTCTTCTGCGTTTGCAATCTTTTCTATTAATTTATCTGCTTCATCAACGTGTTGTGGATGTTCTCCTATAGCTACAGGTTTTTCTAAATAAATTTTCAATGTAGCCTCTGCTTCTGATATTTGAGCATTATACCTATCCTCTAATGCCTCTAATATTAATCGTCTAAACATAATTTGCCTCATATTGTTTGAAATATTTTCCTAATGGAAAGTTATATTGATGGTATGTTCCGAGTAAATGCAAAGTTTGTTTTGATCTTGTTGCTCCTGTGTACCATACCCTCAATTCTTTTATTTTATCTGCTAAATTTTTTTTATCGAAATGTGATGGAAAGTTACATTTACTTGCTAAAACAACATTGTCTGCTTCACCACCTTTGACTTGGTGTATTGTATCAATAATAATTTTAGGTGGTTGTGTTAAATCTACACCCTCACCCATAAGTTTTTGAAAGTATTGTTTATCCTTATCCTTAAATTTTCTTTTAAACACTTGATTCCATGGACCTTTTTCATCACGCATGCCGCATCTTAAATGTAATTCATCAAAAGTAAACACTTGATTCGGATGTGCAAAACTCCATTTTTTACTGTCCGTTGACCGGTAGCCGTGATCTATGTTTAATAAATATTCATACATGGTTGTAGCTTCCTCACGATTTATGCTGCCACCCTCACAAATTTTTTCCCAATATTGTATTGCATAAAATTGATTCGGGTCAAATGACTTATTATTTTTTTGATCCTGGTAATACAATCCTAAATTTTTTGCTTCTGTTTGTAGCTCTTTTTTTACATCATTAATTCGTGCAAGCACCATCCAGCTCCCATCTAAATTCCATGGTACTTTTTTGAGACCATTCCACCTGTACACTGCACCATCCTTATCGTTAGAATAAAATTCTTTTGGCACTCTGTTATCACCCATAGAATTTAATAAACATTTAGAAAAAAAATGTATATTTTTATTAAGTCTTACAGATTTTTTTAACACCAAAGATTTACCAGGAAACGTTTGAAACAAAGTAACGTCTGCACCATTCCATTCATAAATTGCTTGATCATCATCCCCTGCAATGTAAACTCGTTCAACACCTTCAGACATTTTGACAACCATGTCCCATTGTAGAGGTGTAAGATCTTGAGCCTCATCGACCATCAACACCTTAAAAGGTATAACAAGTCCATCAGTTATAAATTTATGAACCATATCAGTAAAGTCTAATCTATCCGGTGTCCGTTGTCCGTTTTCCAACTCCATTGTTTTAAACTGTTCATATCCTGCAATAATAGATTTAAATTGTTGTAATCTAACATTCTTTCTAGATTGTTGTTTGTATAACCACACAGGATCTACTTTCATGTTTCTTGCCCTATCATATATTTGTAAAGACCAATTGTTATAAACTTTTTGATCATCCCAAGTATCTTTGAATCCAACTTTTACAGTTCCATATTGAGTATGAAACATTAATAAATCTGCCTTTGGATCTAATACAGGTATTTCAGCAAACTGTTGTCTTGCTAAAGAATGCAAAGTTCTAAAATATTTAAAAGCATCTTCATCGTAACCTTTAAATTTTTGTCTAACCCTACTAACACATTCATTTACAGCTTTGTTTGTGAAGGATACATAGCATATCTCATCTGGAGAATAGCCTTTTTGCAAATAACGTTTAACACGTTTCAAAAGGTTTTCTGTTTTTCCTGTGCCTGGTGGTCCAAAGATCTTAATTGTCTTCCCACGCAGCCTTTGTTTTAGTAAATTTGACATCTTTATTTTTGTGTTCGTTTTGTTTTGGTAAAACTACTACCCAATGCCTAGACTGTATGCCTTTAAATTTGGCTTTAGGTTTTGCTCCACCTTGTTCTAAAAATCTTGTACATTCTTTTTCATTCCAATTGTAACTCATTTTTTTCATAAATGCTCTAAATGTCTCTAGCTTGAAACGCATCTCTGTTTCATCTTTCCATATGTTACCTGAATCAATTTGATCAAATTCTGTAGTATCTTCTACATCCTCTAAAAACCTAGACATTCTTGAATTAAATACATCGCTGCTTTCTTCTCCTGCATCAAACCCTTCCATGTCTTGTTTGTTTTGTATAAGTTCATCAAGCCAATCTCTGTAGGGATCTGGATCTCTTTTCGTTGGTTTTAAAGCACGCCATACAATATCGTAATTAAGTAATTGTTCTCCTAATAATTGTTGTTGATACAATTGTTTGGTTGATAATCTAATTGATTTACCTTGTATAGGAAGTATCCAATATGGTTCTGGATAGGAATTTACTTTAATAAGTTTACCCACCTCTGGTAATGCTTCGTTAGCACCAATCCCAAGTTTTCTTTTTATACATTCACTTGATACACAGTGCATTCTAGCAATCGATGTTTTACATTTGTAAGCATATTCTTTGTTCTCAACACCTTTGAAAATATTTTGTAATTCTTTTGGGTGTAGTTTTTCACTACAAACCTTACCCATCATATCTCTTGTCCACTCTTCATACATAACCGGATCTGGATTTATTTTTTTTGCTAATACAGCTACGTTAAACATTGCATCGTTTCTCCCTTCACCTTTTTGTACTTTGTTTTTCATAAAATTTACAACACATGGTGGATAATCTTTTGTTTCATCATCTTGAAATATTTTAATTTTTTTAAATTCTTCTGGACTAAGCCTAAACTTTAAAACAAACTTATATAAATCCTCTATTTTAATTGATTGACACTCATCATCCATTGCAACTCTAGTAGACATGTTTGCTTTTTGATATGGAAGGTTTACGAAGTTACCTTTTCTTTTTTCATCCCAGTTATCAGGAGTTAAGTCTACCTCATCTTGCGCTGGAAAAATATCTGTAGTCGTATCATTTATGCCAAGATCTGAGGCAATCTCAATTAACTTTTTTCTCATTGAAGATGCTGCAACAACACCTTTAATAAATAAAATTAAGTGGAGTCCGTTGGATTTTGATCTGAATGGGACGAGTGGGTATTTTCTTTTACGTATAACGGATATAACGTCTTGATGGCGTATATTATAACGATCAACATCGATGACCCCCCAACTGCATGTATTATCATCTCGAATGGGAACTGATCCATAGTAAGCTTCTCCTTTTAGGTGTTGAACCCAATGATCCTTTGTCATCGGTTTAGGTTCAACCCAATGTTTAAACTCAGCTTTACCCTTAGAATTTTTATTTCCTGTGGGAGCAGAACATCCAAAATATGTAGAAGAGCCCTGGAAGAGTTCTATAAACTCCTCCAGGGTCTTGTCAAGTAGATCCATGTTAGAATGGAGTTTTTTCTACCGATTCTTCTTTACCGTGATTAACTTTGACAGCACCTTTTTTACAAGTTCCGTAAAACTCAAAAGCTGCTTTAATTGTTTCTTCGCTCTCCACAGTGCCTATATGCTCAATCTCCCAACCATACCATGATCCAAGATTATTCTTTTCTAGAACTGTCTTCATCAGATAGTTTTGAGTGAATGGAGCAGGTTTGAAAAAACCTTTACCATCCTTCTTCTTTTGTCTTAAAGACATCATCATTGAATTCCACTTCTTAGATTTTTTTCTTTGAGTGGACTTCATAGTAATTAACGCTGTAGAAGTTTTATCTTCTTCTACAATCATTACATAGTGAGATGCTGTTTCTTCTATGTAGTTACCATTTTCAAGTCTGTCTTTACCATCATCACCTCTAGTGGTTTTACTCATGATATCAGAATCAGAAGGATATACATTTATAGGTGCAGAACTACCTTCTTGGCCTCTGTCTCTCCATTCAATGTATTCTAATTTATAATAACAAGGTATGACTCTTATACCTTTTGAACCATCATATAACTGATCAGTTACTGTATTATAAATCATTCCAGGTCTGGCTTCTTCTATAAAATTACTATCACCCATTGTTACTTGTGGTGAAAGTTGACCTAGAACTTTAAGAAATGGTAATGCTAGACTTTTTGAATCTACATTATCAAAACCCTCATCAGCAAATTGCTCAATATTAACATTTGCAATTGCACCTGCTTCTTTTTTAATCGCTACTTCGTTCGATTGTTCTTCTCTTATTTTCATATGTTACCTATTATTTGTTAGTTATTTTCGTTTTATTTGCGATGTATACACCGAACAAATCGAAAGGTAATTCTTTACCGCCTTCAACTTGTTCTCTAACAAAAGCCTTCAATGTCATAGGTTCTACTTTTTCTTTTTTGTTGTAAGCAAAACCATTGTCATCACAAACTTTTATTAGTTCCGAGACTTGATTGTCTTGGCCTCTTCCGAAAGATGCGGTTATGGTATTTTTTATTAAATCTTCATAACCTCTATTTCTTAACCATGAAAAGGCTTCGTCCACTCTTGATTCAGGAATTTTTGCTGCATAGAAAGGTTTGACTTCAACTGTCGAACCATCACTTAACTTCAACAAAGATACACCAGCTTCCTGCATCATCTCTGGAATTATTCTTTCTTCCATATCTCTAGCCTTATGTTTGAGTAATGAAAGTTTTTCTTCTTCTTGTTTGATTTGTAAATTTAAATCTTTAAGATTATTACATTTGTCAGAAATAGATTTAACACTATCTTGACTAATGTCTAACTTAGACATTTTTTCTATATCCATATTTTCCTCCTATGCGCTCTTAAATTATTTAATTGATCTTTGCAAATAAAAAATATAAAAAGTTTTTGATGTGGATATATCCGTATAAGACGATGCCTTACGAGCATCAAAGAAATGCATTAAAAGAATCAGCTGAAAAAAACAACTGGGCTTACTTTATGGAAATGGGCACAGGGAAAACAAAAGTTACAATAGATAATATAGCTTTCTTATATTTTCAAAGAAAAATACTTTCTGCATTAATAATAGCACCAAAATCCGTCTATACAAATTGGGAATCAGAGATAGAAACACATATGCCAGATCAAATAAAATACAAAATTTTTAAATGGAATATAGATAAACCAAAAGATTATTACAACTTAAACGAATCACCTTACCTTAGAATCTTTCTAATCAACGTTGAAGCTTTATCCACAAAACGTGGATATGAAGGTTGTATTGATTATCTTAGAAAAAATAAATTAAATTTTGTAGCGCTGGATGAATCAACCACAATAAAAAACAGATCAGCAAAACGAACAAAAAACATTTTATCACTAGGAAAATTATGTCATATAAAGCGTATATTAACAGGATCCCCAATAACAAAATCTCCATTGGATCTATTTACACAATGTCAGTTCTTAAGTCCAGAATTATTAGGTTTCCATAGTTATTTGGCTTTCCGTAATAGATATGCTGAAATGACTGATATACCAGTTGGTTCTGGTAGATACATATCCGTTCCAAAATATTACAAAAGACTAGAAGAATTAGAAGAAAAAATGAAGCTTTTTGCAACTCGTATTAGAAAAGATCAATGTCTAGATTTAAAACCAAAGGTAAGATCCAAGAGATACATTGAATTAGATGGCGAAGGTAAAAAAATTTATGAAAAACTTAGAACTAGTGCTCTAGCAATAGTTGAGGATAGTACAATATCTTTTTCAAATAAATTGACAGAAATAATAAAATTACATCAAGTTTGTAATGGTTTTACTAAAAATGACGATGGTAAAATACTTCAACTTCATAAATCAAAACTTAATGCATTAGAAGAAACTTTAGAGGAAACAGATGGTAAAGTAATTATTTGGGCTAATTATTTATACAACATTCATGAAATTAAAGATTTTTTAATTGCAAAATATGGAGAGGAATCTACAGTATTTATTTATGGGGAAGTTAGCGTTGAAGATAGAAAAAATGCTGTGGATCGTATTCAAAACGATGACAAGTGCCGTTTTCTTGTTGCTAATCCTACTACTGGGGGCTTTGGTCTTACTCTTACCGCTTGTAATACTGTTATCTATTATTCAAACTCATATAACTTAGAAGTCAGAATGCAGTCAGAAGATAGGGCTCACAGACTTGGACAAAAGGGAACTGTTGTATATATAGACATCGTTGCTAGAAATACATTAGATGAAGCAATCATGAAGTCATTGGTAAATAAAGGTAAACTTGCTGCAAAGACTTTAGGAGAAGAAGATCTTAAGAGTTGGCTTCTATGATTTTATTAAATTGTTCAACTCTTTCTAAAAATTTATCGCCATAATCTTTTAAATCAGATTCATTTAGTCTGAATTCTTGATACTGAAGATCTCTACTACACATTGATATTACACCTTGTTCAATAGGTCCGTAATTTTTTACGTGAGCTAAATAATATGCACCAAGCTGCAACTTATAATCTTCCACCCATTCTTCTTTTTTTGGTTTGTTAGTTTGTTTCCAATCAATAATACTTGGTTTACCATAACAAACTGCTGTTAAATCACATGTGCCAGCAAATTTATTTTCATATTCTAAACTTATCTCATTTCCCCAAATTTCATCAAGTTTTATATTATTTAAAATTGTTTTAGCCATCATTCTTGGTTTACTACCCTCTTGCATCGCATTGTAGTATCCTTGACCATTTAAAGTATATTCTAAAACCTGGTGCATCTCAGTTCCAATTGATGAAGCTTGTTTCATTATCCTATCAGCTTCTGCATCTCCAACTTTTCTTCTCCAATTATCTAAAAATCTTTTGTCTTTTGTTGCACCCAAAATATTTGTAACACTTGGCACTTTAACATTATCGACCAAGTATTTACGACCATTGGTATCTGAAAATCTATTATAATGTTTGTAAGGATATTTTCTAATTAATTTCATTGAGTAATTAATACAAGTATAACTGATGCCATACCTGTAATTAATACACCTGCAGAAGTCAACAAAATCTTTTCTAATCTAGATACTGATTCTTCTAAATTATTGATTTTATCATGTGTTTGTTTTTGCATGATTCGGCAAAGCTTTTCATGAGCTTCAATTTTATTTAATGCTTCTTTAGACATTTGGATTCTCCCTTCTTCTTGCTGCTGCTATGGCTGTTGGATCATTGGGAAACAGATCTGCAACTTGTTGTGATGTCACTTGTCCGGTGTTCTGTGGCGGAGTTGGTGCAACTGGGTTTTGTAATTGTAAGTCACCAACTACTGATTGAAATTCTTCTCTATCTCTTTCTGCTTCTTCTGTTTCAACTGTTAAACTATTTTGAACAGATCTATTTATCATAGAAACTAAATTATTGTCCTCCTGCGCATCACCAGAGGATTCACTAAAATCTGCAAACATATTCTCCTCAACAACTTGTGGAATATTATCTTTAAATAAAGGCTCTGGTATAGACATAGGTAAATTAGATAATTTCTCTATAATTTCTGCTTCACTTATTGTGTTTGGATCTACTCTAGGAATGTCTTTATCCTCTTCTCCTAAATAATTTATCAATCTAGCTAACGCATCTCTTTTTCTAGTTAAACCTAACTTCATAGCAGACTCAGTTACAGCTTTTGTTTTACCAAGTATTCCATTTACTTTAAGGGCATCTACAATAGTTTGTACACTCCTGCCTGAATAATAATCTCTACCAGGTAGAAAAGTAGCTTTGACAGTTCCCGTACCGATTTTTTCACCTCTTAATAATCTTAGTGTTTCATCTGGTAATAAAGCATCGTTCATTGCTCTTAATGCTACAGGATCAGTAAGTATTTGTCCTGCTCTTCTAGATAACAATAATAATGCAGCAGAGGCTAATAGACCTGGTGCTCCAAATATTAATCCACCTGCAATACCCCCTCCAAGTGTAAGTCTTCTAGCTAAAAATTGAGAAGGGTCTGATAGTTTCGTTTCACCAATAGCCTTCATGTATGAAGCAAAATTATAAAATTCTTTTGCGCCCTTGTCACCAAGCATATATTGTATTTTTCTTCTACCACCTTCATCAAAACTGTTTTTTATACCAAAAGAAGCCATAAATTTATCTGCACTAAATTCTGCAAAATCATCAGCACCAAATTTTAATTCAGTCGTATCAAATATTCCATTATTTCTTTTTACATTCTCAATACTAAAATCTTGTAAATTTCTTTTCTGATCTCTTGTTAAAACTTTTAGTGTATCAGATAAATAAGAGGCCCCTGCATTTATAGATGAGTCTTCGTCTATAAAATTCCAAACTGATTTTGCTCCTGCATCTGATGGACTACCAAACGCTCTTAAAAATTTATTAAATGCATATTTTGCTTGCACAGCTTTAAACAAATCTTTTCCACCTTGTGTGGCTTTTGCACCTATTTCTCTTGACGCTTCTGCTCCAATTAATTTTTTGAATTGAACTACGGCATCAACTGAATCATTTTCAAAAACTTCTCTACCTACATCTTTAAAAAATTGATCTCTATACTGTGTTCCTGCTCCCTGATAACCTTCTAAACTTTTTGCAGTAAATGCATTTCTATCAAATTTTCTTAAACTTCTTACTAAAGGAGATAGTTGGTAAAAACCTTGAACATCAGCAAATATTTTGTTAGCCTTTAATAATTGATCTTTTAATTGCTCAGCTGCTTTTATATTTTGTTGTATATATTGATCTGCCAAAGGTTTACCACTTTGTGCAGCTATAGCGTCATAAGTAGCTTTTATACCTTCATCCTCTAAATATTTACCAGGATTATATATATCTTCACCAAATTTAGCAAAGTCAGTTTCCATTGCCTCTCTCATAATAAACATATTGTTTTTAAGAGTTGAATACCTACTTCCTTCAATGGCATTATTTAGCATTGTTCCTATGCCCTTAAATTGTTTCGGTGTAATTAAACCATCCCTAACTCCTATCATTGCTTTCATAAATAAATTAATAGGATCTCCTTGCATTGTTAATACTTTTTCAATGTCTAATTTTTTTAAATCACCAAACCCTTGTAAGTATTGTTCAAATTCTGGAAACTGCTGCACATTTTCTTCCAAAAATTCTCTTGCAGCTTTTTGAGTTTTTTCTAATTTTATTATTCTTGGGTTACCTGAAGTAGCAGCTAAATTATCAAAAGTTTTATATGCACTGTTATATAAGTCTACATTTTCTATAAATACCTTTTCTGCTTGTTGTCTTACAGATGAATTAATTGCACTTACTTTAAGTAATGGAGAGTATGCTTGTAAGTCTGAAAGATATCTTTTACCACCTGCAATCTCTGCTTCTGATTTTGCAACTTTTCCTACAGGAGCTACTAAAGGGAATACCCCCATAAATCTAAAAAAGTTTCTACCAAGACCAGCAAAAGGTCCTTGTCCTTCCTTTAAACCAGATAACAATGGTAATGGTAGACCTTTATCTCTAGCAAACTGTGCTAATTCTTTTTGTTTTGGCCCAACTGTACCAAAAAGAGATCTTATACCTTTACTTAAAGGGCTGAATAAAAACGGTGATAATAAGGATGCACCTGTATTCCACAGCATAGCATTCTTCATAGCAACAGCTGTGTTTGTAAGTTGATCTCTTTCTACATCTCCTTCAGGAATCTCTGATAGGTCATCAGCTAAAGCTGATGCAATCTCAACACCTGCTTGTTCATTTAAAGTGTCATAAGTAAAAGCTCCAACACCTGCACCTATTGTGCCTCCTAAAACTGATTGTACTTCTGTTTTAAGTAATGGTCCTTTATATGCTCTAGATAATGGATCTACAAGTCTGCCTATACCTTTTAAAGCACTACCAAAAAATTTAAATCTACCAGGTAATTTGTCTGCTACATTTGCAGCAGATCTTGCAAAAAAACCAGGACCTTTGCCTAGGAGAGTGCCATCCTTTGCTGCTCTAAATATTTTTTTTCTATTTGCAACATATGGAAATATCGAACCTGCAATATCTCCAGTAACTTCATAGGTAGGTTGACCTACTCCTGTTGCTGCTTTTAATGGGTCTTGTAAAAATTCTTTTTCTGAAACAATTTCTTCAGTTGCACCTTCACGCATTTCACCAAGTTGCCCCATGGTTGGGCCTTTTAATTTACCACTTTTTATAAGTGCATCTATGACCATTCTTTGCTCTTCATTCAAAGAGTCAGGATTCAAAGTTTTATCATCTAACTTTTTTTGTAGTTTATCTAATGTGCTCATTTTTTTTAAAGATTTGGAAAGATTTTTTTAAAATCTTCTTCAGTCATTTCTCCTATTTTCTTTTCTAATTCTCTAAATTTAAATTGTTTTTCTTCAAAAGTATCTAACGTGGTTCCGTTTGGTATCAAACCATAAGCTCTTCTTTCGTCTAATAAATATTGTGATGAGCCTCCAGCTCTTTCGTATAATCTTTCTTGTTGTTTTATATCATCAAGTATTGTCTCAGCTGTTGCAGTTAATGAGGCAATTACATTTCTTTCACCTCTTAATAATGGGAACACTTTAACTAGACCTTTAGCCATCTCAATATCTTTTTGAGTTAAACGGTCTTTTGATTTTAATGAGTTTGCTAATTTGTAAACCAATACAGTTTCATTGATAGCCAATCTTTCATAGTCTAAAGCATTTCCACCTTTCAATCTTTTTTTAGCGTTACTTAAAGAGCTTCTTCTATTTTTTTCAAATGAACCTAAAGTTCTATCTAAATAATTTAATGCTTGTTGTTTATTGTCAAACACCCCATCTGATACTAAATCTGCTGCTGCTGTTTCTCTTTGTAAATTAAACATAGCTTTACCTGCTGCCTTTACTTCACTTACATCATCTCCACCAACTTTAACAAAATCAAACACATCACCTAAAGCTTCAGTTACACGACCTCCATATAATCCAAAGGCACCAGTGACACCCGCTTGAGCTTCACCTTTTTCAATAATACCTAAACTTCTGTTTATTAGATTTACTGCAGCATACTTACCTGCAATACTTTTAGCTAAATCTAAAGTTTCTTTGTTTTGATCAGAATTTGGTAAGAAATTTAAATTAGGATCTACAGTTTGAAAAATATTTAAACCATTAGCATCTTTTTTACCTGTATTAATTTGTTTTGTTCCATCTATTAAAACTCTACCTGCTACATTAACTGTTCTACCTGCTTCATTTGTATATTGAATTACACCAACCTCTTTTGTATCTGGCATTTCAAAAGCTTCATTTTGTGCTTTTAAGAAATCTGTTGAAAATTCTAACGCTCTACCAAGAAGATTTTGTTCAATCTCATCCTCTTTCATTTTAACCATCACCATGTTATTTACTGCTGGTCCCAATGCTTGACCAAATACCTCTAGTGCTCCACCAATACCTTGTCTTTTAGTAGTACCTGTTAATAAACCAGACGCTAAATTAGTTAAAAATACTAAATTTGCATTTGAAGTTTTTCCTGTTCTCATTTCTTTTGCTATTTGTCTAGCTAAATTTATTTGTTCTGCAAAAGGAGATGTTGAAGCTACTGCATCTTCATCAGCTGTAGTATTATTTTTAGATGATGTTTTTTTTGTTTCTTTGTCCTCTTCTGTTTTTTCTGCAACTAAGTTTGTTCCGGTGTCCGGTGGCAGTGCACCAGACATATCATCTACATTTCCTCCTGTATCTGAAATTTGAGGTGGAAGAGCATTTTCAGCAATCTTAGCCGTATCGATTGCATTTTTTTTACCTAATCTAGTTGTGTTTTGTGGCTCTGTAGCTATATCAACTGTTTTAGATTCAGGTGATGTTTGACCTCTTTTTCTTTGTCTTTTTAATTTTGTTTCTGTATCTTTTTTTACAATATCGTCTAAAGTTTTTGGATCAAATTTACCAAAAATATCTTGATCACTCACACCCTCACTCATGTAATCTGTTGCTTTTAATCTGTTTTGTCTTTCGAAATCTGCTCTTTCCTTTGGAGACATAGCGTTAATTCTTTTTCTTTCAGCAATTCCTGCATCAACTCTATTTTTAATTCCAGCACCAGTTGCAAGAATAGCAGCACTTGGTAAAAGTCCTATACCTGCTAATGTTGGTAATGCTCTAGTAGCTAAATAAGCACCTCCTAATCCAAAAGGCGTTCGTCCTAGATCACTTTCAATACCTAAAGCTTGTCCAACTTTATCTCCTGCATAATAGCCACCTAATGCAGGAAGACTAAATACTCCTCTTCCAAAGCCCCTTGCTCTAGATGCCATTCTCTCCATAAAGTTTGGTTGAGCTCTTAACGCAAGTGCATTATTGTAGGGAGAACCAACCATTGTTCCCATATTGCTTTGTGGTATCAATGCAGGAACTGGAGGTCTCATTGGACCTATCATTCTTCCAGTTTGTGCTTTGAGTGGTTTTAAATGACCTTTTCTTAAAGCTTCTCTTCGAAACATAGGACGATTTAAAATTTTGTTTATAGACATTTAATCTCCTATTGGTTTTGATTTACGCCTTGATAAGCTGCAAATGCTCCTATACCTGTTCCTACCGCTTGTGCTAAAGGACTTGTTGAGGGTTGTGTACCCATAGTCACTGTTGATGATGATTTTGGTCCTGCAGCATATAAGTTAGATAAGAACTCAGCTCTTTGATATGGTTCATATTGTTGTTGTAAAGTATTTTGTCTTTGTGCATCTAATGCTTGTTGAGCAAGTTGTCTTTGAACACCACCTGCAGCAAACAGTTGATTGATATCACCTTGAGCCATTTGTTGTTGACCTAAACCTAATTGACCTAATTGTTGACCTGCTCTTAATCCAGTTAATTGTTGCTGTTGAGCTGCACCCAATGCAGTATTAAAACCTTGTTGCTGAGCTCTGCCCATTGCATCTAAAGTCCTAGATTGTAACTCAGCTTGTTGAACACCCTCTCGGCCTCCACCAAAAGCTCCTGATCCAATAGCTTTTGCAGCAATTTCATTTGACATAATTCCTGATTGTCTTGCTATTTCATTTGTTACATATTGTTGGTAAGGATTTAAAAATTGTGAAATTTGTGATGCTCCTACAGGTGCTGCTGCTTGTGTTACTTGATTAATACCTGCTTGAACAGTTGGGGCACCAACACCAGTTTGACCTGCTGCTGTCATTCCTTGCTGTTCTAAAGCACCTAAACCTGCTACTTGAAAGCCAGGAAGAGTTATTGGTTTCTGCGCCACTTGACGGGCGATATCCATCAACTCTATTTTTCTTTCCTCAATACCTGGTGCCTCTCTTACAAACTGTGTTTGTGATGTTGGCGTTGCTGGTTGTGATGATCTTCCTCCTCCAAAAAAACTCATAATTTTATCCTATCCATTTTTCTAATTGTACATGTTTCTTTTTCCAACCCCATTGTTTAGAAACTCTTTCCCAACCGGGTCTGGCCATAATACTTAATCTTTTACAATTATTTACTTTTGCAAAATCTGTAATTGTTTTCACAAGATTATCTTCCCATAATTCTCTTCTTTTTCCTGTGCAAATTAGTATCTCATATTGATTAAAATTAGGTAAGACCCCTATCCTACCAACGCAAATTCCGAATACTTTGTTTTCTTCTGTTTCATCAGAACCAAACATAATCCAACACTGCATTAAGTCTTTTTTAAGTTCTTCATATACCCACTTCGAATCTGCATATTTACCTGAATACAATAAAGCTTCTGACACCATAAATTCAGCTAATGGCCAAAAAGTTTCTATATCTTTTGGTTCTAAAGGTAAGATACTTACTAAAGGTTTAATTCGTTTTTTGTTTGTCGATGCCATTTCTATCCTTAATTAAATCAAATACACGTTTGTATCTTCTTTGTTGTTCATAGAAATATTGGGCACCTTTTTCTCGCATGTCCTTCATACTGCTTGGATTTGCTCCAGCTATGATTCCAGCACCTAATACTCCATCTGCTCTTGTCACAAACTCTCCGTCTGCTAATTGAGCTAACATTGTATCCTCGTCTTTATCTCCTACGCCTGCTCCGTCTTCAACATATCCAGTTGCTCTAACATAATTATTAGAGTCATTTTCATCGTGGGTCATTTTTGATGGAAGATAGTTTACACCTCCCTCGTTAAATTTTTTTATTGTGGCTAAACCACCTTGTTTTAATCTTTGTTGAATCATCGAGTATGGACCTACTCTTCTATCGCCTCTTCCTTGTTCTTCAGGTGAGTAAACACTTTCATAAGCAACCTCTTGCCCTGTCGTTGGATCAATAAATGAATATCCAGGTCTATTAGCTTTTAAATCTAAGTAACCCATATTGTAACCTGGCATATAAATATCTGCTGGAGCTTGATTAAAAGCACCTAAAGCATATGGTATACCTGCAGCAAGAGCAGATATTTTTAATGGATCATATTTATCAACATCTCCTTTTTGTCTTAGTAATTTTTCCATTATAGTTCTTTTGTCATTAGCTTGGTTTAAACTTGATATTGTATCGGTGGCTATTCCAGGATCAATTTGGCCTACCATGCTAGGATCAGGTGCTCTGCTACCTCCAAATAATGGATTGTTTAAAAAATTTAAAGGACCTGTTTTTGTTGCAGCAAATTGAGCTTGTGTTGCTGGAGAACCAAATGCTCCTATACCTGTAGAGCCTAGTGTATAACCACTGTAAGCACCTCCAACTGCACCTAATATTCTCCCAAGTCCTGATGCACCTGAATCTTTAGCACCCTTGTATCCTCTGTAACCACCCAAAGCTGCTAATGCATAGGGTAAAAACTGAATGGCCATATGTAAATTCTCCTTTTAAGATCTTAAGTTTTAAATAATACCATTTTACTTAGCTGATATCAACTCATCATAAAACCTGCCATGGTACTGATGCTCACCTATATGCACTATAGAATCGTTTACATAAGCATAGCATTTACCACCTAAGTCTCTCCATAACTTGCAAAAGGCAAAATCCTCACCATTGTAGGTTTTCTCTTTAGGGTCATGTAGCGTATCAAAAAAATTCCACATATTAGGTTTGTTAACAAACTTACCATTTATTACCGTCTTTTGAATTATCTCTTTATCTGGATATTTTTCTATCATTTTATCTATAACACCTCTTTTAATAAGCATACACCCGGTCGGTGAATCTGTTACTTCCATGACACCTTTATGTAACTTTATGTCGTTTGGATCAGGCACTTTCATAGGATATGTATGTAATGATTTTCTAATATCATCTGGTGTTTTAATTTTACCCTGTTGCATTTTTTCAAAAGCTTTATCCCA